ATGAAGATCCGGCGGGCCATACCATATGCTCCGCTGCCGTCGCAGCGGAGATTCCACGAGTCGGCGGCACGATTCAAAGGGTTTTCGGGGCCGATCGGGAGCGGCAAGAGCCAAGCACTGTGCCACGAGGCGTTGAAGCTGGCCTATCTGAATCCCGGCAGGACAGGGCTGATCGGGGCGCCGACGTACCCGATGCTGCGGGACGCGACGCAAGCGGCGCTGTTCGAAGTCATGAGGCAGGGCGGGATTCCGTTCGAGTTCAACAAGGCGGAGAACCAAGCCGTGTTGCTGGACACGGAATCAAGGATCCTGTTTCGGTCGCTGGATGAGTACGAAAGGCTGCGGGGCACGAATCTGGCGTGGTTCGGGGTGGACGAGCTGACGTATGCGACCCAGGAAGCGTGGGTCCGCCTGGAAGGCAGGTTGAGGGACCCGCAGGCGAAGCGCCTGTGCGGGTTTGGAGTATGGACGCCGAAGGGCTACGACTGGGTTTGGGAGCGATTCATCCACGACCCGGTGGAGGGTTACGAATGCGTGCAGGCGTCGCCTTTTGAGAACCGGTACCTGCTGGAGCGGGTGCCGGACTTTTACGAGCGACTGAAGCACAGCTACGACGAGGCATTTTACGCGCAGGAAGTGCTGGGCGAGTATTTGAACCCTTCGCAGGGCCTGGTTTACCACGCGTTCGACCGTAAAACGCACGTGAAGAAACTGGCGCCGGAGGAGCACAGGGAGCTGCTTTGGGCGCTGGATTTCAACGTGGACCCGATGTCGAGCGTGGTGGTGCAGGAAGTGGACGGGCGGATCCATGTGCTCGACGAGATTGTGCTGAGGCGGGCGAGCACGAGGGATGCCTGCGAGGAATTCACACGGCGGTACGGGGCATGGAGGGCCGGGTTGGTGATCTACGGCGACGCATGCGCGAGCCGGCTGCAGACGAGCGGGACGACAGACCGGGAGATCATCGAAAGCTTCTTCGCGGAGCGGGGAGAGAGGCCGGCGTACCGGATTCCGAGGAGGAACCCGTCGGTGAGGGAACGAGCAGCGCTGGTGAATGCGAGATTGCGGAACGCAGCCGGCGAAGTGGGCCTGCTGGTGGATCCGCGGTGCAAGGAGCTGATCCTGGATTTCGAACGAGTGCAGTGGGCCGAGGACAGCAGCGAGATCGATAAAGCGAAAGACCCGCGGCGGACGCACCTTAGCGATGCCCTGGGCTACCTGCTGTGGGAGCGGCGGGCGGGGGCGCCCGTGGCCGGAGAAAGAGACCAGAGGCTGTATTGGTGAGGCAAGCAACGATGCGAGACATCAACCGGGAACATCCGGAATACGCGGCGTGGAAGAGCGTGTGGCCGAAGTACAGGGACTTGTACTCGGGGGGAGAGCAGTTCACGGCGAACGCGGACCGCTATCTGATACCCAGGCAGAAAGAGCCGGCGGCAGTGTACCGCGAGAGGGTGACGCGCGCCTTTTACGAGAATTATGCGGGCTCGATCATCGACTGGTATGCGGCGACGTTGTTCCGGCGAGAGCCGATCCTGACTTTCGACGGCAAGGACGAGGCGGGCAGGCGCTACTTCAATGAGCTAGCGGAAGACTGCGACCGGCGAGGTTCGACGCTGAGCGACTTTTTCCGGCGCCAGGTGATCGAGGCGATGGTGACGGGGCGGAGTTATATCACCATCGATTTTCCCAAGGGGCCGCGGCCGGCAGGCAGCCGCGCCGAGGAAGACGCGATGGGGCTTTCGCGGGGGTACTTCAGCGAGTATCCGGCCGAGAGCGTCATTCATTGGCAGAAGGACGAGCGCGGCGAGTACGAGTGGGTGGTGTTGCGCAGCGAGCGGGACGTGCAGGACGAGGAGAGCGGGCAGAAGCAGACGCTGCGGGAGTGGGTGAGATACGACCGCTGCCGGTACGAGATCTGGAGGCAGGTGGAAAGCCGGGGCAAAGCCACACAGCCGGAGATGGCGGAGGAGGGGCTGCACGGACTGGCCGGATTGGGCCGGGTGCCGGTGTTCGAATTCACGCTCGGCGAAGGGATGTGGCTGATGAACCGAGCTGCATCGCTCCAACTCGAGCATTTCAACAAGTCGAACGCGCTGGCGTGGGCGCTGACGATGGGGCTGTTCGCGATGCCGGTCATTTACAGCGACAGCGAGTTCAAGCAGGTGGTGGGCGAGAGCTACTACGTGAAGCTGGGCAAAGAGGACCGATTTGGGTGGACAGAGCCGGAGGGGCACGTTTACCGGATCGCGCTGGAAAACATCGACCGGCTGAAGGAAGAGATCTACCGAGTCTGCTACATGCTGCATCAGGCGGGCGGGGCGATGTCGAAGAACGCGGCTTTGACCGGGTTGAGCAAACAGCGGGACTACCTGGTGACGCAGGAAGTGTTGCGCGGGATGGGGGACCGCGTGAAGGACATGTTGAAGCGGCTGTTACGCACGCTAGCCGAGGCGAGGCGCGACGAAGTGCAGATCGGCGTAGCGGGGATGGACGAGTTCGATATCGGGGAGTTTTCCAGCGAGCTGGAGGACGCAGAGCGGCTTCTGCGGATGGGGATTCCATCGGCGACTCTGCGGGCGGAGATCCAGAAGAAGCTCGCGATGAAGTACCTCTGCGACGCGAGCCAAGAGATGAAGGACCGGATCGCGCGCGAGATCGACGCCGGACAATGAGTCGGGCAGAAGAAGGAGAGAAGAAGGATGGAGCAGGGACAGCATGAGGAAACGCGCGCGTCCACAGGGACGCAGCCGGAAGAAATCCGGACCGTGATCCGGAACGTGATCGAGGAATATCTCGACCTGCAAAAACGAGAAAGCGAGCCGGCCTACAAGGCGGAGCTGCAGGAAGAGAGAAAGAAGCGGGAGCAACTGGAGCGGCGGCTGAACGAGCTGGTGGAGGAAAACAAGAGGAGCCGGCAGCTAGCCGAGGAGAGCGACCGGCACGCGCAGATCAAGAGCGAGCTGCAGCGGCTTGGAGTCTCGAAGGTGGACCTGGCATTCAAGATCGTGAAAGACGAGATTGTGCGGGCGGCGGACGGCACTCTGGTAGCAAAAACATCCGAAGGAGAGAAGAATTTCCGGGATTTCCTGTCGCATTTTGTGCAGGAGAATCCCGAGTTTCTGCCGGCACGGATCGCGGGCGGCAGCGGCGTGGTGAGCCCCGGCCGCGGGGCAGCGCCGACGGCGGCGGTCGACCTGGAGAAGATCCGGCCCGGCATGAGCCGGGAGGAGCTGCAGCGAATCCGGGAGCAGATCAGCCGGGTGGCGTTGCAGAGTTTGCGGGGCGAATAGCGCGGAAGGCGGGCGCCAACGCGAGGCGAAGTGAACAAAGACAGAAGAAAGGAAAAAGAGGATGGCAGCAATCACATCGGCCAACTTGGCCAATGCGATCGTGAAACTGGTGGCGGTGGACGCGCTTCCCGCGCTGATGGGCCACCTGGTGATGGGTAATTTGGTGAACCGGGACTTCGAGCCGCAACTGGCTCAGGCCGGGGACACCGTCAACGTGCCGATTCCGCCGACGATGGTGGCGAACAACATCGCCGAAGGCGGGACGGTGCAGACGCAGAATCCGAACGTGGATACGGCGCAGATCGTGCTGAACACGCACGCGGAAGCGACGTTCCAGATTCCGGATGTGACGAAGGTGATCGCGGTGCCGGATCTGCTGCGGCTGTATATGGAGCCTGCAATGATCGCGCTCGCGGAGAAAGTGGAGAGCGACCTTCTGGGGCTGTACAGCCAGTTCACGGCGAACGCGCCGCTGGGCACGGGCGGGACGGCGCTGACAGAGGCGGTGGTGGACGCGGCGGAGACTGCGTTGTTCAACGCCAAGGTGCCGGCGAGCGAGCAGAAGTACCTGGTGGTGGATGGGACCGCGTATTCGCAGTTGCGGCAGATTCCACGATTCAGCGAGTACCAGACGGCGGGGGACGCGGGGCTGCGGGCTCTGGTGGACGGGAGCATCGGGCGCCTGAAGGACTTCTATGTGTTCCGGTCGCAGTTCGTGAAGAAGACGGGCTCTTCGCCGGTGACGACGCAAAACATTGCGTTCGCCCGGAATGCGATGGGGCTGGCGATCCGGCGCCTGCCCAAGCCGCTGCCTGGCACGGGCGCCATCGCGGAATACGCCGAGGTGGGCAACTTCGGCATCCGCGTGGTGATGAGCTATCAGCCCAACACGCTGGCACAGCAGTTCACTGTGGACATCCTGTACGGCGTGGGGGTGCTGCGGAACAGCCACGGCGTGCAGGTTCGCAGCTAGAGCCGGGATGAATACGGGGCGGCTCGCAGCCGCCCCGAAGACAGCCGCGGGTGTGGAAGGAGAAGAAGGCATGGATCTGAGGCGTTACTATCAGGAACTTCGACAGAAGGAAGCCGAAATTGAGGGCAAAGACATTTATGTGGTGAGCCTGGAAACAGCGGATGGAGGAAGAGCCGGTGTGATTACACAGGTTCCGAAAGCCGTTGGATGCCGGCTGATTGTGGAGGGAAAAGCGCGGCTGGCGACGCGGGAAGAGGCGGAGCAATACGAGCAGGAGGAGGAGAAAAAGCGGGCCGCTATCGAACACCAAGAGTATGCCCGCAGGATTCAGGTGCAAGTAGTGGCTGAGCCAAGGCCAGGCCGAGGCAACAAAAGCGAATGATCGCGCGAGGGTACCGACATGGCGCTGCTAGTGGATGGCGACATCAATGGGCTGGCCGAGCTGAAGGAGTGGGACAGCGGCGTTCTGGATGTGGCGCACGGTGAAGGAATCGACCTTGAATCGAAACTGCGGCGGGCTCAGGCGGAAGTGGAAGAGGAGATCGAACGATTCCTCAGGGACCAGGAAAGAGGCTCACTCGAGCAGGTGTTGATCGATCGAGGGCTGAGACACTGGCACGCGCTGAAGACGCTGGAATGCATTTACCGCGACGCGTATTTCAACCAACTGAATGACCGCTATGGAGCCAAGTGGAAGCATTATCTGGCACTGGCGGAACGGCAGTGCGATCGGTATTTTTCTGCCGGCGTCGGGATAGTGAATGTTCCGCTCCGGCGGCCGGCTTGGGTGGAAGTCCGGATTGAAGACGGGGGACTGCCGCCGGCGAGTTACCGCATTCAGGCAACAGCACTGGATGCGCAGGGGAGAGAAAGCGCGCCTTGCCCCATTCAGGCTGTGGGGTCGCCGCTGCCACACACTCTGATCGCCGGCATGCCCTATGGGCCTCCGGGGGCGGTGGGATGGAACATTTATATCGCGGCGGAAGACGGTCAGCCGGGATTACAGAATGATCAGCCCCTTGGGCTTAAACAAGAGTGGACGCTTCCGGTGACAGGGGTGAGGAACGGACGGCCGCCTGGCGCGGGCCAGGAGGCGGACGAAGTGGTACGGGCGGGCGGCTCCATTCTCCTGCGAGGGTAGAAATGACGTTCACGATTCGAGAGGTGCTGGAGAGGGTCTCGGGGCTCCTTGATGGTGCAGACGGCCTGAGAGACAGCCTGGAGCAACTCAGGGACGCTTATGCGCTGAGGGAAGAACACGCTTGGCCGCCTGGAGTGGCTGTGCTCAAAGCCGGCACGGAGTATGTGGAAAAGTCCCTGGGGAGCCGGTACCCTTCAGTCCTGGTGTATTGCGAGAAGATTCACAGCCGGCCCACGGAACGTTTCAGGAGGTTTTCCGGCGAATTGAGCGTCGGGGTGGAAGTGCGAGTTTCGCAAGACCGGCTGGAGGGGATAACAGACCGGCTGCATTATTACAGCGACGCGGTAAGGGACGTGTTGGAACGAGGCCGCGGCTGCATCGGAGAGGGACTGTATTTGAGCGGGGAAACGACGGTGCACATTGATCCGGTGAAAAGAGGCGGCATTCAGTACGTGCAATCGAGCAGGACTGTGTGCACGGTGCTAGTGAACCGGGATTAAGCGGAGCGGACGATTCATGAGTTGCTATATATCAACGAGAAACAGCCGGTATTACGCGGTACTGGAAACGGCTTTCGGCCAAGCGGCTCCCGTGACGGCAGCACACCGATTCAGCGGCTTGTGGCTGACGATCGTACAGAGGTGGGAGACCCCGCAGCGGCGTGACAAGACGGGCACGAGAACTTATCAAGGGATTGCAGGACCACTGAGGAAACGGACGTCGTTCGAGCTGAGCACATATCTCTACGCCAGGGACGGCGGAGAGGTGAGACCACGCTGTGCAGCATTGATTCAGGGTGCGATGGGAGCGACTCCCAGAATTCACAATGGAGGACTGCCCATTGTTCAGGTGCAGGGCACGGCAGTCACGTTCGGGGTTCCGCACGGTCTGCAACCGGGTGATGCAGTCCGGCTGGAGAACGACCTGCGAGTGATCACCGGGTGCCCGGATCCACAAACCGTGTGGTTGAGCGCACCTCTCAGCGGAGCCGCACCGGCAACCACAGGGAGTGCCGCAAGTTATGGCCTTTCGCTGAATCTGCCCAGTGTGAGCCTTTATGAATACTGGTCACCCGAGACAGCCATCCAGCGCATCCTGAACGGATGCATTGTAAACGAGATGAGTGTTGACCTGAACGGAGACTTCCACGAGATCACGTTTCGGGGCTTATCCGCAGGCCTTGTCGATAACAAGACATTCGTTCCATCCCAGGCTGGTCTTACACAGTTCCCCTCCGAGCCTCCTCTCCAGCCGCTGATGGAAATGCCCGTGCCTGGTCATCTGGGACAAGCGTGGGCGGGAAGCGGCCCCTTCGCCCTGGAAACGCTCTCCGAGGCACGAATCCGGCTGCGGAACAATGTGGAGTTGCGTTGGAGAGATTTCGGGCTGCTTGAGCCGAAGTGCGCGGTGCCAGGGGACCGGAGTGTCGACATTGACTTGGAGATTTATGGCACTTCTTCTGAAGCTTGTCAGACCCTTTATGAACATGCAATCCGGCGTGAGCCAACGGCGCTCATGGTTCAAATGGGCGGCGCCGCAGGCGCCCTTTGCGGCATTTACATCCCGTACTTTATTCCGGCTCCTCCTGAGTTTCTTGATGGAGAAGAGAGACTTCGCTGGAGACTACGAGGATCTGTTGCGCAAGGGACGCGTGAAGACGAAATGTTCTTTGTTTTCGGTTAAGCAGGGGGCTCACATGGAATATTGCAGCACCATCACCCGAGAATCGGCGACGTATCCGGGAGTCCGGTATGTGATTCGCCGGCCTTCGTTGCAGAGACGCGCCGAGATCACACGGAAGGTGAGGCAGTTGCTCGCGGAACTCGAATACCGCGCTGCAGGTGACGGTCTGGAAGATCAGCTCTCCGCGGCGGAGCTGGAAAGCCGCATCGACGGGTCGTATCTGGAGTGGGGACTGGAGCGTGTGGAGGGCCTTCGTGTTGACGGCGAGCATTGCGATCCCCGCACTTTGATCGAGCGCGGGCCTGAGGATTTGGGGAGGGAGATCGCGGAAGCCATCCGGCGTGAGTGCCGGTTGAGCGAGGAAGAACGAAAAAACTAATACTCGCCCTCCACTTCAATGCTGGAGGCACCGCCGGTTGGAGGTGCGAGGACTGCCGGAGAAAGGGCCTGGAACATAGCCGGCGGTGCGGATGGCTTGGAGCCGGAAATCCGGAACGGCGCGCAGTGTGGGCAAGACATGGATCGTTGGCTTTCAGCTGTCCGAAGACGGAGATCACAGCGGACAGCGAAGCCTGGCTGGAGTTGTGGTGGACGTGGCGACAAACTGGGCGAGCTTGCCCACCGGAGTGGACCGCCAAAGATCTGGATGCGATAGCTCTACTGGAACAAGAGTGGGGGAGGTTGAGTGATGAGGCAAAGAGAGCCACTGATTGAAACCAGGCTGGCGGAGGCGATAAGCGCGGCAGCAGGCGCCGCTCGACCGACATCCCCTGCGACGCGGCTGGAGGCAGCCCTCGGCGCCTGGGGGGAAGAGAGTGCATCGGTATCGGGCGGTCAGCCAGTGCTGTCTAGCGGCAGTCCCATTTTGGAGGCCCTCACAACAGCATTTCTGCCGGAAATGTCAGCCGGAGAGAGCAGGGCGGGAATTGTCCAACCGGTGAAGAATTTACTTCCATACCCGCTTGCGGATCTGTTGGCACAGCGTCCTGCCAGCACAGGATCAAGCTGGACAGGGCTCGTGTCGCAGCTCAATCCCATTCTAGGAGGCATCTTACGAATATTCGGCGGCAGCACCAATGGTGAACGCCCCCCGCTGCAACTCGCTGCAAAGCCGACAACAGCACATCTGGAGCTTGGAATTCGCAATGGAGACGGCGGTTACTACCTGATCGACCGAGAAGAGAGCGGCTTGCCGCGGGCAAACAAGCCCCTTGGAACGCCGGCAGTCGTTGTGCAGGTAGAAGCGATGGATAGCCGCTCTTTCCTTGACAGGACACCGGAGATCGCCGAAGCAGTTCAGCGCGCGCTCTTGGAATCGGAGGGGATGCAACGACTGCTAGCAACCTGGAGGGACTAAGACGTGCTTGAATTCCCAACACTGCGGACGGGCGTTGCCGGTCAATATCCCCTGAGGCGGGAAGTTCTGGCTGAAATCCGTGTTTACACGTTTCTCGACGGCCGTCAACAACGCTTTCCTGCAGCCAAGCTGCGACGCCGCTGGACGTTGCAGCTCGATCTGCTTGATGAGGAAGAAGCGTGGGCGGTGGAGGAATTTGCACGACAGCACTTCGAAACGGCGGAGCCATTTCGCTTCACAGACCCCCAGACCGGGACAGTTCATTGGCCATGTTACCTGCTGGGCAAGTCCTTTGCCACTGATGCGAAAGGCCCAAAGCACAGAGGCTGCACATTGGTCGTGATCGAGGGCGAGGCTTAAGATGTATTTTCCTGTCCTTCAGAGCAAAGCTATTGCCATGTTTCCAGCCACGCGGCTGATGGAATCTCACCATGTGGAGGAAGTCACTCCGGGAGGCTTCCTCTGGCGAAATAGTCCTGCCATTCCAGTAAGAAGAAAATGGCTTTTGCGCTTTGAAGGGCTGACCGACACCGAAGCTGATGCGCTCCAGTCGTTTTATGCATCCTGCATGGGCGGGTGGAAGACGTTCCGCTTTGCGGACCCGATGGCCAACCTGTTGCGCTGGAGCGAGGACCTCACGCATCCCGTTTGGGGCAAGGACACCTGGATAACGGTGGCACATGTGGGCGGAGGTTCTGGCCAGCCGCATGAATTCCAGATCGTCAACACGGGCGCGGGACCCGGCACATTGTGGCAGGAACTCGACCTCGCTCCAGGGGCAGACTTGTGCTTTTCCTGCGAAGTACGAACGGGAGCAGTTCGACTTCGGATCAGGGACATCCTCTCAAGCCACAGTTCGGCAGATGCCTGGCAGAGAGCGATTGTTAGCGCCGAGAGCAGTGGGGGACCGCAGAGGCTAGCGATCGAGCTGGAACCCGGAGCATCAGCAGTTGTTCGCAAGGCTCAGGCAGAGACTCAACGCGCCCCATCCGAGTATCAAGGCACTTACGAACGCGGCGGCATTCATCTCGTCACGCGGTTTGTGGACAGCGGGTTGGCTGTCGTCAGCGCCGGTCCCAATCAACACTCAGCGGAAGTACTACTAGAGAGTCTCGGGGAGGCTGATTGAACATGCAGATTTCCGATCTTAAGAGTTATGAAGAGGCCTACACCCCGTTACTTCTCTTTGAATGTGTGCTAGTGGACGGGACCGAAGAGCGTTGGTGTACGCATCGTGTCACGGCAGACGGAAAGCAATATGAGGCGCGCGTCCTGGGCCATACTGGCTTTGAGTTTCGACTTGGCGGCGAAGACAGCCTTGATCTGGGCAACCGGCTGACTCTCACGTTGGCCAATGTTGACGGCCGGATCGCCCAGATTGACAACACGGTTGGGTGGCGTGGTGCAAGGCTGCGCGTGCGGTTCGGCTTTTTTGATCTCGGCAACAACGTGCTTGTCAGCGGCCTCGCGGCTGTGTTTGCAGGAATTGCCAACCCGATTGAGGAACTGACAGAAAAACAGGCGCGGTTAAGCTTCCTCAACCGTCTTAGCCTCTCTCGTCTTCAGGTCCCGCAGTTGCGTATTCAAAGCCGGTGCCCCTGGCAATTTCCTGCCACTCAGGAAGCACGTCAGCAAGCCGTGGACGGCGGAGCAGCAGGGAAGTACTCGCCGTTTTACCGGTGTGGGTATTCACCGGATGTGGAGAACGGGCGTGGCAATCTGAACGGCACAGAGCCTTTCACAACCTGCGGCTATACTCGAGAAGACTGCCGCCAGCGCGGCATGTTCGACCAAGACAATCTGGGCAGAAAGACTTCAAGGTTCGGCGGTTTCGACTTTCTCCCTTCAGGTCTGTTCGTCCGTTCACATGGAGCCCGCGAGCACCATTGGTCGGAGACGGTAGATGGGCGGGCGAGACCTAACGACACAGTCCCGCACGTTTACGGCACGGCGTGGATCGAGGCTCCGGTGATTTTCGCCAGGGATGACGGCAATCTGACTCACTGCGAAGTGCTGCTTGGAGTTGGGCCGATAGAGGGTGTCAGAAAAGTCGTTGCGAACGGAGTTGAAATCCCCCTCGCCGATGATGGGCGGGACATGAGCGGCACAGGCTGGTACCGAGTTCTTACATATGGAGACAGAGATGGCACTTTCAACGCGGACTTCTCGGATAGCTCTGGGTCGGCGATGGGAGACCCGCACGGGAGTCTGGCTTGCTTAACACTCGTATTGCCGAATCAAATTGTGGAACGAGGCAAGCTGCCAAGAGCGGAAGTTCTTCTGGACGGACTTCGGCTGCCCACATACGACGCAAACGGGAACCAAGTTGCCATTGCATTCACAAGGAATCCCGCATGGGTGCTACTGGATTTATTCAGGCTAGCTGGCTGGCAGCTGGACGAAGTCGACCTGCAGAGCTTCGTCGAGACAGCACAATACTGCGATGAGTTCATTCCGCAAGCCGGAGTGCACGGAGAACAGCTTCTGGGGCCTCGGTATGAGGTGAACCTTGCAATGACCCGCCGGCGCAGCTTGAGTGAAGTGGTGCGCGGAATCCGGATAAGTTCAGGATTAATGATAAGTCTGGATTACGCCGGCAAACTGTTATTACGGCCAGAAACGACACTTCGGAGGCAGCACCCGGAGAGGGGCGTATACAGCAATGCAGCGGGGCCTTTGAACGAAGGCTGGCCTGCCTATGAGTTCGGTGACGGGACGAGCGGATTCTCGGGAATAGTGAGGCGCCGGAATGGGGAATCGTCATTTCGCCTTTACCGAAAAAGCTCAGGCGAGGTCCCCAACCGGATGACCGTGGAATTTGCCGATGCGCTGCGCAATTATGAGCCTGACGTTTTGTCCCTCGTGGATTTTGAGGATGCCCGCAAACAAGGGTGCGAGGTATCGGCGCCGCTTGGTGCTCTCGGGTTGCCACATTTCGATCAGGCTGCGCGGATGTTGCGCCTTCAGCTCCAAAAGAATGTGGAAGGTAACCAATACGTTGAATTCGAGACAAGCGTCCAAGCGTTTGGATTGCGGCCAGGAGACATTATTACCGTGTCTCATGCAAAACACGGCTTTCTCCGGACGCCTTTCCGGTTGCTGAAGCTCACGGCCGGCCTTAATTTCGAAAGCGCAAGAATCACCGCTCAAAGCCATAATGACACGTGGTATGAGCGTGCAGCAGGCGAGGCGAAGGATGGAGAATCGAATGGATTGAATTTTGGAGGAGTCCCGCACTCGCTGGCTGGAAGAATTGTTTCGACTCAATCGCCAGAAGAATATTTAATTGACGAAATTAACGGCGCGGGCGACGGTGGAGTTGAACTGTCGGTTCGCTACACCCCTCCAGACAAGCCAGTATTATCAGCTCCTCAACCTCCTATTCTCAGTCTCAATCCCGAGATTCAGGGCGGAAGCGGCACGCTGGAAGGCGCTCGAACTCTCTATTACGTAGTTACTACCGTGGACAACAGCGGCAACGAATCAACGCGATCATTCGTGGTAGAGGCCAAGCTACCGGGCAGCCCGGGCGGTTATGCTGTGTCGCTTATGGGCATACAGATGCCCGGGAGCGCTGTTGCCATTCGGGTTTATCGAGGCGAGAGCCCTTCGAGGCTGCGGCGGATTGCAGAGGGGGTACCTGCAGACGGCCGCTTTACCGATGCGGGTCTTGAAACTACAGTAATCCCGTTGCCAGACCCCAATTTCGACCACGCCCGGTTTCAATGGAGAGTGGAGTTTCTTCCGCCCACCAGCACGGACATTTATGGTGCAACAACAATAGGAAACTCTTCGCTAGGCTTGTTGCCGGATGAGTACAAGGGAGCTGCTGTGCGAATTCTCCGTGGCAAGGGGGCTGGGCAGGAGCGTGTGATCGCACGTCACTCCGCAACGGAGATTCATGTGTCACCACCTTGGCGCGTGCCTCCTGATCAATCCAGCATTTTTGCAATCGCCGAGAGCAGTTGGAAGCCGGCGGGCATCACCCGTACGGACGAAATCCGGTTTATCGTGCCGGCCGGTATTGGCAGTGCCATCCAAGTTCAGGGCATCGCCGTGAGCAGTCGTGGAATGGAGTGCCCCGAAAGTGAAGCTCTGGTTTCCCGGCACGAACTGAGCCTGTCAGCAGCGGGCGATGCCGATGTCCCGCCAATGCCTGACTTTGGCCTGAACGCCCCGGGACAGGGGGCTTTTGTCGTTAGCGGCATCGGATTCCCGACACTAACGAATACCCGCTCGATACGCACAGGGACGCTGACCGTCCATTATTGGGATGAGCTGGAAAGCCCCACGAACTGGCATCTCGCACAGGGACTTGGAGAAGAGGATCAGTGGGTTTATTTGTCGAGCGTCGCAGCGGTTGAACAGGGAGGTCTGGTGCAGATCGAGCAGGAGCTGGTGCGGGTACTCGAGGTGCATGGGGACGGCTCGGTATTGCTGGTAGACCGCGGTGTGCATGATACGGCGAGGGTGGTTCACTTGCTTTCGACTCCCGTTTACCCGCTGCGCCGACTAACCTCGGTGATGGCGTTTTCGAAGGGCTTGTTTGGCAGTCCGGCGAGCGGAAGCTTCAGCAGAAGGATCGCCTTGCCAAATGCCAGACTGGCAGCCGCTGAGCTATACGTTACCAATGACCGAGGCGCAAGCCCCACAGCTTATGCCGCATTTACGGCAACTGCGGACCGGGGCCTGAGAACGATGTCAGGTGGGCAGTATACGTTCCAGTACGATGGGGAACTCGCTCTTATGGAGAGTATTGCCCCCCCGCTCGTGGTGGAATCTACGCGGGCGGTCCGAGACGTGCTGGCCGAAGTTGAGCGCGCGCCGCAGGGCTCCCCAACAATCATTCGCGTCCTGGTAGACGGGACGAGTTATGCGGAACTCTCGATTGCGCCTGGTAGTCGAGCAGCGATACCGGTATCTGGTTTTGACCGCTCGCCACTCCTGGAGGGCTCCAGGATCGCTGTTTCCATTGTATCTGTTGGCACGGGGGCTAACAGCTATCCGGGCAAAGGACTGACTGTCACGGTGCGGCTTTGAGATTTGTCTCTCGGAGCGGTGATCGTGGTATTATCTTCGGGTAGGGGCGCGTAGCTCAGTTGGTTAGAGCGCCTGCTTCACACGCAGGAGGTCATAGGTTCGAGTCCTGTCGCGCCCACCATTTCCTGCAAAGGGCTCTACGGCTCGGCTCTACGCCAATTCCTGGGGCCCCGCCGATGCCAACCACGCAGTTTAGGCACAAAGCACCTGCACTCGTTGGCGGTAATGGTCGAAGTTGCGGAAGCCGAATACCCGTCTGCTGACGGTCTCCATGTTGTTGTGAAAGCTTTCAGTTATGCCGTCGTCACGGGTGAAGCGCCACAT